CGTATCGCCGGTAATGCTATTGAAGCTTTGCTCATTGTTAGCATGTAAATTACTCATAGCATTAAAGAAAGGATAAAACACACCATTCTTATCTGGATCAGGCAAGCTGGCAATAAATGCATCGAGGTTGGCACCAACACCATCGACTTCGTTAATAACTTCGTCTATCAAATTATCAACTTGTGTTGTGTCTTGTCCGCTACCGCCCTTTGTGTAAACTGGGCCTTGAACAACAAGCCCTGCGGTTTGATTAAACATATCGAAGTCGTCTAGTGGTGTTTGTGTTCTGTCAGGAGCGCCAAATGTATCAAACATAGCATGTCCCACAACCATGACCTTAGCACTATTAATACGAGTTCCTAACTCGCCAGCTTTATCAACATAGTATCTTGTATTGCTTTTTGGATTAGGAGCAAATGTCCAGACTCCTTTGGAATATCCTTCCATTTTAATTAGCTCTTTGTTCAAAGCTGGATCAACACCAAACAAACTATCTGCATATACAAAACCAACAAAGTCTTTAGGAGTTGCCGCATCAAACAACGGATATAGGCCAGCAAAGTTGTTAGCAAAACCTTGTCTTTGTTTTTGATCTTCGGGAGTTTTTGCCTTACCGCTCTGGTTAGCAATGAAATCGTATACTGCTTCTTTACTGTCGCCTTTAACTCCACGCGACCACTGATTATGCCCTGCTAGTATTAACGGACCATTAGCAACTTCTCTACCCCAATATATCTGAGGGTTACCGTCCCACTTGCCTCTAACGGTAGTAGCACCTTCTTCTTCAGTGGCAATTTCTTTAAAATGATTTAATGCTTCTATTGTGCCGTTACTGCCTTTAAAGAATACCAAATGTTCTGGGTGATTAAACGGACGTCCATATTTTTCCATGCTGTCATCAACAGGAGCAGTCGCTTCACGAAGGAACAATTCTCTTAGTAACACAATTAATCCTTGTACTTTCCATCATCGTGATGGCTTTTAAATTCTTCAACCATCTTTTTACAAACTTCTCTTAGTTGTTTATCGTCTATGGATTCTGGAAGCTCTCGGATTGGAAATCGCTCAATGTAGTTTTTGTAGCCTTCTCGCACAGCATCTTGGAAAATGCTAGGAGCAATATCTCTATTTTGCTTAACGCTGGATATGCATTTACTGATACTTGGGTAAACGTGACGTCGATACGTATCATCGTCATTATTCATGAAGAATACCAAATCCTCCGTTAAATCGTAGTCAATCTCGCGACTGCCTTCTTTATCTTTAACAAAGTCTGAATCATCAAACTTTTTAGCTTCTAATAGTTCGTTAATGCGCATTTTTTAGCCCGTTCTGTATAGTCGCACCTAAGCTGTGCGGATAGTGTATTTATCGTAAACGGGATTTTAAGATTACGCTTTGATTATGCGTTCTACTTTGTTTATAGAGCCGCCCAAGTGCATTTTAGCCATTAAGAGATTATTATCACCTGTTAAGTAGAAATATGCACCACCCCAACTCCTATGTTTGCTTAATTCTTTCTTAACGCTCTTAGTTAACTTTAACTTTGCATTACCTTCTGCCCACTGTATAAATGCACTATGTTCTTGTATTGTTTTACCTATAGTAACTTTATAATCAAAGTTTATCTTAGGCATTATGATCGTATTTTCTTGTAGTGCTGTTGACACTGGTGGCAACGACACATATTTTACATTATATGGACTAAGTTTAGTTAATGCAGTTATATTTGATTTAGTGTTAGTGTAAATGCTAACCCAGGGAGATTCTACCCTAAGTTCAATGTCTGTTAATTTTGATAATAGATGTTGTAATTTAAATGCATAGTCTAACTCTTCTTGCGTTTTAATTCCAGATCCGTAAGATCTATAGTAAGGATTCCCCTTCATTTCACCTGTAGTAATGTCAATCTTTTTAAGTTGAGTTAACGTGTCGTCCCAGTTGCCTGATCTAAACCAACCAGAACCGGCACATATCAACACAATTTTGTACTGATATATGCCATGGAATAATTTCTTAGTTATCTTGTACAACATCTTCTGTGATAGCATTAACTGAAAGTAATGGTACTTTATTAGATATTTTTGATTTAGCAATCAACTGTAATTGATCATTATCAACACTGATAGTTAACCATCCACCGCTTTTCAAATCACCAAACAACATCATCTTAGCAAGGCTACGTTTAATTTCCTTGTCAATCACACGTTGTAACGGTCGAGCACCCATCTTAGGATCAAAGCCTTTGTCAATTAACCATTCAGTGGCTTCTTTATTGATCTTAATACGAATACCCTTGTCTTTAACTTGTTCACGCAATTCGTCGATAAATTTAACAACAATTTTAGTCATTGTTTCTCTAGTCAACTTGGTAAATGTCATGATACCATCTAAGCGATTACGGAACTCAGGTGTTAAAAATTTCTTCAAGTCTGCATCTGAATAATCTTTTTCTTGTGCGCCAAAGCCAATTTGATTCTTTTCAGCGGCTTGTGCGCCAGCATTAGTGGTAAGGATAAGAACAATTTGTCTACAGTCTGCTTGCTTTCCGTTTGAACCAGTAATGAATCCGTTATCCATAACTTGTAACAATACGGTTGCAACGTCTGGATGTGCTTTTTCAATTTCGTCTAACAACAAAACTGCATTTGGATTTTCTTGGATCTGTGTAATCAACAACCCAGCATTTTCTTCAAAGCCAACATATCCCGGAGGACTACCAATTAGCTTAGAGATGCTGTGTTTCTCTTGATACTCTGACATATCAAATCGTAGTAGCTTAACTCCAAGATGTTTAGCAAGCGATTTAGCAGTTTCAGTCTTACCTGTACCAGTTGGACCCATAAACACAAAACTACCAATTGGCTTGTTTTCAGATTTTAGTCCGGCTTGCGATACCATGATCTTATCTACAATCTCAGTAATTGCAACTTCTTGTCCGTAAACATCGGACGCAATTTTTTCTTGTAGTGTGCTTAGATTATAGCTTTCTGTTTCTGCAATAACTTCTTCGGGCATCTGGACCACACGACTTAATTCGTATTGGATTTCGTGTTCTGTAATAACTCGATCATCTGCAAGTTTTAAATTAAATCTTGAACAAGCTAAATCGATTAGGTCAATAGCTTTATCTGGCAACTTCTTATCTGCTTGATACTTAACACTCAACTTTATAGCCGCTTGTAGTGCATCATCTTTAATTTTAACTTTGTGGAATTCTTCGTAGTATTTTTTAATACCTTTAAGAATTTGTAATGTTACTTCTTGTGTTGGCTCGTCAACTGTGATACGTTGGAACCTGCGCATAAGCGCACGATCCTTTTCAAAATGCTTGCGATATTCTTCCCATGTAGTTGACGCTACAACTTTAATATTACCTTTGCTCAATGCAGGCTTCATCATGTTAGCCAAGTCATTTGCACTATTACTTGCGCTACCGGCACCGCTAATCATGTGTGCTTCGTCAATGAACAGAATAGTTTTGCCTTTCTTGGCAAGACCTTTTAAGACCATTTTAAAACGTTCTTCAAAGTCTCCGCGATACTTACTTCCGGCTAACATAGCACTAATGTCCAAGTTAAAAACTGTATAGTCTTTTAGAAAGTCCGGTACAGCACCCTTAACGATATTATAAGCAAGTCCTTCTGCTATAGCAGTCTTACCTACACCCGGATCTCCAACTAGAATCACGTTGTTTTTACTTCTACGTCCCATTGCAAGAGCAATATTTTCTAACTCGTCTATACGACCAATAACTGGATCAATCTTGCTTTTCTTTACTGCGTCATTTAAGTTTGTTGTAAATGCGTTTAATGCTTTGTTACTACCAGTATCTTGTTCTTCCACTTCGTCTTCTTCTAATGTATTGCTTAGGTAGTCTGCAAATTTGTCTTTATCAATGTCAGCTTGGGCTATATAAAAATTTGCCCAGCTACGTTTTTCACCCATCATGGCAAGGAACACATCTGTAGGTTCAATCCGCTGACGTCCGTTAAACAACACTTGCGTGAATGCACGATTTAAGATACGTTCAACTGATTGTGTTTTCTTAGGTTTAACTACAACATCTTGTACGGTAATTTCTGCACACTTATGCTCTAAGTACGATGCGAGATTCTTTTTAAGATCGTCTACATTAGTACCATAACCTTGGACACACTTACTAAATGACTCTTCGAGCAACATTGCAAACAACAAATGCTCAATCGTCAAATATTCATGATGTAGTTTTTTAGCAGTCTCTATTGCTTTTTCAAATACTGCTTGTAGGTTATCACTTGGTTCTACCATTTAGTTTCCTTTGTTTTTTCTGCGCCATCTTTAATTTTAAATCACTTACATATTCTGTAAATGTTACTCCGTCTAAGTGATCCAATTCATGTTGGAAACATCTAGCATCCAGGCCTTCAAGTTCTATTATACAGTCTTTGCCCGTGTTGTCAAGATATGCGGCAGTAATTTTATTATGTCTTTCAACTTTAAGCCAAAGATTTGGAAAACTTAAACAACCCTCTTCACCCAATATCTTATCGTTATCGCCGAACATGATCCACGGATTAAAACAACCTATTTCACGACCGTCTGTCAATTTCATAACAAACACTCTGTGTAATAGTCCAACTTGATTCCCAGCTAACCCAATTCCTCCACCGGAGTTCATAGTTTCTAGCATTTCACGTTCTACTGCCTCGGCATTGACATGTTGTTTGAAATCCCAACGTACTGCCTGTTGCTTTAGTATTGGATTAGGGTCTTTGATTAATTCGAACATCTAAATCTTTTAACTCTTGAATTAGCGCCGGATCAGTAATTGATGGCGTTCTAATGTTTATAAAAATTACAAATCGACCTTTGTTACCAGAATGGGGATTTGAAAACCCCTGTCCCAAACTAGCATACTCAGTACCTGACTCTACTCCTGCACGAACATCGATTGTTAACTCTTTACCTGTAATAAGATGTGCAGTTTTTTTACATCCAATCATAGCCTCGATTGGTGTAACGTGTATAGTAGTAATTAAATCGTCACCTTCTCTACGATAGTTTACATCGGGCAACACAACTACTGTTACGTTTAAGTTTCCTCTTGGAGCTCGAGGTTCACTGTCATCACCTAATCCGTTATATCGAATAGTTTCACCATGTGAAATACCCGGCGGTACATTAATGACTACAGTTTGTGGTCTACCGCTAGGCAAGTTATAATTAGCTTCTAACTGTTTACCTAAGTATGAGTCAAGTAGGGTAACTTGACATTGAATATTTAAATCTCGGTTTCGTCTAACACCACGTGCCTGTCCAAAGATATCACCAAACGGATGTCCTTGACCAAATGGATTTCCTCCACCAAATGCATCTCCAAAGTCGAATCCCCCGGTAGTGAAACGAACTTGTGGGCCACCGCCATACATGCGTTGTTGGTCGTATTCGGCTTTCTTTTGAGGATCACTTAGATTATCGTATGCCACGCTGATGTCTTTGAATTTGGCTTGATCGCCACCCTTATCCGGATGGTGTTTATTAGCCAAGCTTCTGTAGGCTTTTTTAATTTCGTCTGGGCCAGCGTTTTCGCCAATCCCTAATGTTTTGTAATAGTCCATAGTCGTAAAAACAGGTCTCAAGTAATATAGTAATTATACTATACTAGCACGGACCTGTCAAGTTTTTGATTACTTTTTCTTAGCAGGTTCTGGAACTTTTTCGCCTTCTACTTTCTTATGAACTTTAATTGTTTTACAAGATTGTTTTGGCTTTCCGGCTTTGTCTGTTACAACTTTGCCTGCTTTGTCCTTAACGTCTGTACATACTTCTTTCTTTTCGCCGCCAGCATACGCTGTACCAACTAATGCTAAACTTGCTACTAGTGCTAAAATTAATTTCATATTATGCTCCTTTTTTACTAATCATTGATTGAATTTTTTCCTGGATAATTTTTGCCCAGAAAGGTTGTGGAAAGTTCCAACCTATAAATGCTCCTAATGCTACCCAAAATAATGTATCTAACATGTCCCGCTCCTTTTAAATTATTGGCTGATCGTCTTGCGGAACAATCTTTTTGCCACTTGCTGTTGTTGCTACTGGTGTTGTACCCCAACTTGGTGCTGGTGCAAAACTTGTACTTGCTGGTACTGGAGGTGGGCTACTGAAGCTAGGAGCAGGTGCCGCTGGCGAACTAAATGTTGTTGTAACGCTCTGTGCCACTGGTTGCATTCCGCCGTTGTTTGCTCCGCTTAATTTTTCTTGTGTACGACCAAATGCCGCAATACCAAGTACTGCACCCATTGCAATATGGAATAAGCCAGCACCTTGTAAGGTCAACGGATTCCATTGACTTGTAACAGAACCGTGATTTAACGACTGTAACAGACTCCATAGTATTGGGAATACGATCATGTCGAACATACAGACCAGCATGTACATCCAGCCCATCATGGGACGCCATTTTGAATTCATCCAGTCTTCTTTTTTTTGTTCACTCACGCTTTTTTCTTCTTCTGACATAGTTTTCGCTCCTATTTGTCTGCTGTATTATTTAACTGATTCGAATATCTTCTTCTGTTCAGTATACCATTCTATCCATGCATTATATCGCTCACGCAACTCATAATACTTACCGGCATTTTCGTTAGCATTTTCTATAATATCGCTTAATTCTATTTTTTTACTAGTATCTAACGGCGCTAATTTTCCAGCAGGTTCTTTAAGTGCCTGCGGTATATCTGGGAATTTCATCACTACTGGAGCAGTTGTGCTACATGCAGTTAGTGCGGAAATGAAAATAATCAAAAGTAATTTTTTCATTTCTTAATCTCTGTTGGATCGCTAATTGCTTTATTGTAAAGTTCTACAGCAACATCATTAATTTTACACTCGGCATTAATAACTTCTCGTTGAATTTCTATTTCTTTTTTAACAACCTCAACTTGTTTCTCTACAATCTTAACACGTTCTACGATTTTAGTTTGTATCACAGTATTGACTACTTGCGATTTAGATTCGGCAGCTTTAACCTTAGCTTCTAATTCAGCCACACGGTCTAGCCAGGCTTTTTGAACACCATGTCCGCCATAGAAGAATGCACCAACTACTAATAATACAACGCCGACAACCTCTGCTGGTAACTTGTATTGTCCCATCATAGGAATCCAGGTTACTAGTTTGCTGGCAATGTACAACACAATGCCTGCCGACAGCATAATGTAGTATATTAAAATAAAAATACTTTCAGGTAGGAGGCTTAGAACCCAACTAAACATATTAATGACCTAGTACATGCAATGCATGATCATAATGTTTGATTCGATCTTCTAAACCAATTGTACCACCGTTGATACGTTTAGTCATTGTTAAAATGTCGCCGCTGTCTGCGTATTGATTTAAGTTGTTTGCTTCCCAAAACCAAGCGGCTGATTGTACACAACCTTCAAATGTTGTCAAATGTTCACTGGCTTCGTCTAGGCTGATTTCAAGACTTTCAGCATAGCGTGTATAGTTGTCTTTACCAGTTAGTTGGATAAGTCCCTTACCGGCAAATTTCCAACCATCGCCCGACGCTTCTGGACCGTTGCCCATACGATTTCCGTATGCACGGTTTGCAATACGTTCTGGTTGTTTCTCATAAGACTTGGCAGTGGCCATATCTGGAAAATAGCGTGGCCACACTTTGCAAAGACTTTCTGCTTTGTAATTTAAGTTTTCTTTGATGGCACGATATCCACCTGATTCGTGTGCTGTCTGGGCCAAGAAGGCTGCAACACGCGGTACTGTATCAATATCGTAGTCTGGTAAAATTTGGCATAATGCTTCAAACCAGTCGGTTGCATTAGGATTCTTTCCAATTATCTCGTTAAACTGTTGCTGTGTAAAATTAAATTTAAATCCGCTCATTGTTATTTCCTTTTAAGTGCCACAGCCCAACCGCGGCTTTCAAATACAAATGTATTACCAATTTTAGTAATATTGTAATTTCCAATATATTTAGATAAAAACATTACTTCCGCCATATCCTTACCTTCTAACATAATTGGACCTTTTACTTCTGAGTATACTTCACCTGCTGGTCCACTAGTAATAATATCAAACTTTACAACATCGCCATATACTCGTTTAAAACTAATTGATTCGTCTAACAGTTTAATTTCATCTGCATAGCTATTGACAAAAAATTCTTGGAAATTATCTAAACGATTTCTTTCTGTAGCAATTGCATAGGCATCTTTGTCCATTGGTATTTCAGCGGCTAAGTTTTCTTCAGTTGCAAGTTTACTTTTAAAATTTTTAAAATATCGAAATCTAAAATCTTCAATACCTGTAAGTTTTTCAATACCTTCAATAATTTCTTTAATCTGCTCTGCGGCATGCCGACCACGTTCTATTTCAACATACACTTTGTAAGTGCCGTCGTCTAGCTCACCTGGGCTAACATCTGCATCTAGTACAAAGTCGTAACCCATTTCGATAAAGTTTTCTAAATCTTTAGCAGGGTCTTCATGATCAACAGTAAAGCTCATAGTAATAACATCTTCGTCATCACCGACTTTGCTTTTAAATGAGTCGATGTCAAACACTGGTTTAACAAAGTGTCGTAAGTCGCCTGCTCTTAAACTTTCATTAATCATTAATTAAACTCCTGGAGCAGGTGCCGCACCTGCTGGAGGCATTCCGCCTGGTGCTGGTGCGCCGCCTGGTGGAGGCATTCCGCCTGGTGCTACTGGTGCCGGAACACCGCCCGGAACTCCAGTTCCTGATTTTGGTGCTTCGTATACTTGCCCTTCTTCTGCTTTCATCTTATCCATGTAACCCTTGTACATGTCAAATGCAATCTTCTTTGGCATTTGAATTTCAACAATCCATATAGGTTTGCGATCTAATTTGCCTTTCTTTGTTCCCGGGCGAATGTCTTCTTCTGTACGGATTTTACGGGGCTCTACTAAATGTGATTTTTCATACTTAATTCTACAGCCTAGATCTTGCAATCGTTGGGCCGCAACTGGGTTAGGCATTTGATCCTTTGGCCACATAAAGCCCGCTGTAATCCAATGCCGATCAACCTGAGGACCGTACGCTAGTTCGCCGTTTTCCCAGTTTTCGTATGCATATACGTCCATCTCATCTAACACACGTTCAAAGTCTTTTAAGATTGCTAAACTAGTGTTATTTTCGTATAGATCGTCGATATTTTGTATTACTTCTAGTATGTCGTACATATTGTCATCCGTGAATTGTTTCTATACTTATTTAGCTGGTTTAAAACGATAACATATAACTTTATATTTTTGTGTATCTGTTAAATAATAGTGTAGGACCTCTGTAGTTATCGAGGCGGTCGCTACAAGTCCCACTTAACCAGTATAAGTAGGAGCTAACTAGATGAGTAAACAACGAGCAACACAACGAGTGAAAAAGCGTTTTACATCAGAAGTTAAAGTCATTGACTTTCAACCGTATCTTCCGCAGAAGAAGCAACGTGTCGTTTTGCAGGCACGATCAGCCAATCAAAAAACATACTTACAAAAACTACAAGATGACGAAAAGAGTATTGTATTTGCAATCGGGCCAGCTGGCACGGGCAAAACCATGCTAGCCGTTATGCACGGAGTTAAGTTGTTTCAAGAAGGTGTTGTTGACAAGATCATTGTAACTAGACCCGCCGTGTCCGTAGATGAAGATTTAGGATTTTTACCAGGTACGCTAAATGAAAAAATGGCTCCTTGGACAAGACCTATTTTTGATGTCTTGGGCGAATATTATCAACAAAAAGACATTGCAAAAATGTTGGAGGATGGAACTATTGAAATAAGCCCGCTCGCTTATATGCGAGGCCGCACATTTAAGAATGCATATATCATTGCAGACGAGTGCCAGAATACAACCGTAAATCAGATGAAGATGTTGTTAACCCGTCTTGGAGAAGGAAGCAAGATGGTAGTAACAGGCGACTTAGCTCAAGCTGATAGATTAAACGATAATGGTTTAATTAATTTCTGTGATTTGATTGCAAATAAGACTGGACTGAAACACATAGACATTGTTCAGTTTGACCATAAAGATATTGAACGCCATAACGCTGTCAAGGAGGTGTTAGGAATCTACGGCGATAACTAGAGTCATAAAAAAAGGACCTTCGGGTCCTTTTCTTACACTTGTCCTACTGTGACTCCCGATCTTTCAAGGAACGTAGTACCGTCAGTATTACGATAACTATTACGATAGAATACACTGCGAATACCACTTTGAAATATAAGTTTTGCACAGTCCAAGCATGGCATATGAGTAACAAACAATACAGCCCCATCACCAGATTCTGTACTTTTCGCAAGTTTAGCAATAGCATTAGTTTCTGCATGTAACACCTCTGGTTTACTTTTTAATGTAACGGTATCATCACCGTGTTGAATTGTATCTTCACAGTTGTTATCCCAACCTGCCGGCATGCCATTGTAGCCAATGGATATAATTCTATCATCCTTGACCACGATAGCACCAACATGAAGTCTACGTGCATGACTGAGTTCTGCAAATGTTTCCGCAGTTTTCATGTATGCTTCTTTTAATTTTTGTTTCATCAGTGTGGTAACTCAGTATCATGAGCATCAACAATATATCGCTTTTTAGTTCGCATGTGTCTAACCCAACCGCTAAACGACATATCGTGTAAGTATGACAGGCCAGAATAACGTTTTTTAGCTACTTCGTTATTTTCACTAGTTCTAGCAACAAACACTTCTCTTCGAATAGGAACCATTTGTACTATTGGTTCACCTTGTTTAATAAATGTAGGCTTAGGTTCTTTCAACATGATATTAATTGGACTTGATACTGCACCTACATCATGATCAATCCATCCGGGTATTGCTTCCCAATTACGACTATCATCATAATAATACATTGGAAGATACATTAAACTAACTCCCGGTTTGGTCCACATAGACCAAGGGTTATCTAATTTAACAGTCATCCTAACACCAAATTTGTGGGCCATGAAGTTTTGAATAACTGCTGGTGGATGACTGCCTTGATTATACTTAGCGTGGCTATATCGTACTGAAACAGACTGCCCATCAATGCTAGGATTAATCTCCATATCACACCATGCAGTCATAACGTACCCAGCACTGCAATAGTCAAGAATACCCGGACATGATTTAACCGTTTTAACGCTGTCGAGCATATATTTTTTACGTGCAAGGAATGTTTCCATATCCTTAAACGCTTTTGGCATAAAGTTCTTAGCTAGCTCAATTGGCGCAAATTTTCTTACAGCCCATTCGTCTGTAGTAAAGAATATCTCAGCATCATCTTTCTTTTTAAAAGGCCACATATTATAAATTTCCCAATCTGATTAAAGTTGCCGCAAGGTTAATTTCTGCATCGCTGACCAGTGTGTGATCAACAAGACCTTGCTTGATAATGAGAATAGCTTTGTTCTGAGTCGGTTCGTCTCCAAAAATGGCAATATTATCATAGAGCCATCTATAAATTTCTTCCATCTCCTCTGGGCGAGCCTGCGAGCAGACGAGCTTACGTGCTTCTGTAATTTTGCCTGCTTTGAATAGCTGGACCATTTCAAGTTTGTAATCTGCTTCACCGGTATCACCTTTTTCGGGAGTGTGCAATTTCCCTTCCAAACTGTTCATCTGAACTGTGTTAATGCACTTGCGTAAGTCTGGATACGTTGCTTTAACAAAGGTATCTAATGTATCCAGATCAAATTCTACAGATTCCTCCATAAGAATAGTAGCCACGCGAGCAGTAAACTCAGCGACATCAACCCGTTCGATATGGAATCCTTGACATCTACTATGAAGGGCAGGAATAATACGATTAGGATAATTGCAAGTAAGAATAAATCTAGCGGTTGTGTGATATTCTTCCATAACCCCACGTAACGCGGCTTGTGCGTTGGGAGACAAATAATCTGCTTCATCTAGTAGTACTACTTTAAAATCACCAAACGGAATCATTTGGACAAAGTTTACAATCTTATCACGCACATCTTCAACTGAGTTTGTGCGTGACGCATTAATTTCTAAAACGTCTAACGGATTAAGATCTAATTCATTAAACAATATCTTAGCCAATGTTGTTTTGCCAATGCCTGCATTACCGCTAAACAATAAATGCGGAATAGTACCTTGTTTAATCCAACTTTCTACTTGGCTTTTTTGATGAGCATCTCTAAAAACATACCCATCAACTTTGCTAGGGCGATATTTTTCTACCCATAATTCTTTCATACTAGTTCCTCGGCAATTCCTAGTAGTTCGGCAACAATCAACAATGCTCCAGCGACAACAAAATCACCAAAACATAATGCTAGACCTGCTAAAATACGAAATCCACTTTTGATCATACTAACACTAGTATGTGTAAAAATTTTCTTAGTTACTGTAGTTGTTTCTGAATCTAAAACACTTTTTGCTTTTCTAATATCTTCTACTGCTTCATCAAATGTACTCATAAGGTTCTCCTTTTATGTAGTATACAGGAGAGAACAGGGCTATGTCAAGCCCTGTTTTACTCAATTGAGTGAATTACCGCATGTGAACAAAGTCTTCTGGATTGTGTACCGAACCGTGTGATGCTGTGGTAAAGTTACCAAATTCAATACCAGCAGGTTTTTCGTCAGCTGACATTAGGATGCCAGTTGGGTCAACACGCCAAATGGTAAATTTAGTGCCGTCGTCTTCTTCAACTTCTAGTCCACGAGTCCAACGGCCGTGCTCTACAAGAATCCATTCGCCTGCTTTAACGTCTTTCTGTTCTGGCCCAACAGCAAATACACGACACCATCGAGGTCTAACACCTTCACTTTTGCCGTCATCGCTTTTGAGTACAATACCGCCAGCGGATTTTTGTTCGCCAAAATTCATATCTCTAACTAAGATATGTGCTTGGATTGGTCTTAATTTACTTGCTTGGGCTTTCATTACTCGCCTTTGTTGTTTGAGACTTCACGTAGGACGTCTTCTCGTTTACGGATAATTTTACCACCTGGGCCCAATTCATCACCACGAGCATTAACTTTTACGTTGCCAACTGCAACGGTCATTTCGTTTTGCATGACTAGTTTATTCATGTCAACTTCTTTACCTTGCATTGAACGATGCACTTGTCTTTGTTGTTCTTTCATTGCCATTTTAATCTCCTCGATTATATTAGTACTTATCTCAGGAATTCTCGCCAGTCCAAATTATATTTAATACTATCCACATTATGAACACCTATTAAAAATAGTATATAACTTGCTACACTAGAACCCCGCCCAATACCCCAAACTACACCTTCTTTAGAGCAAGTATCAACAAAATATTTAAGCCAACGTAGTAGATTTAACATATTTCGTTCTTTGTAAGCATTTAGCTCTTCTGTAACCCTAGTATGTTCCGGATCCCACGGCGGTGATTGTTCAAACAGCCATGCTTCAATATCTAGGGTTTTGTACTCATCGGGCATAAGCCAATTTGATTGGCAAGCTGAATCATAATCAGCTATTTCAAAATGGGTTTCATAAGGGTCAAGAAATTTAAAACCCAATTGAGTTTCTAATTGTTTAACGTTGTCGTTACGTTCAACAAGCATTGTATCATAAACGTTAAATTGATGACCTTGGTATAAAGCATCAAATAAGTCTTGCTCATTAAAAACAGGATTTGAATATTTGTCTAGGCGCATAGCCTATATTTTAACTTACATTAATAAGTTTGTCAAGTCCTTTATCACGAGATTTCATCATATTCTCGTATGCAATCCGTTTTCGATTGCCCAATTCTTCTTTATAAGACTCGAGCACCATTATAATTTGTTGCCTTAACTCAAAATTTGAAGTGGTAAAGTATTTGCGAGTTAGATCGTTTATTTTAGTATCTAACTCGCTATCCTTAATATTGCTTAGGTCATTAATTAATGGATGCATAAAAATTAGAATGTTTCTAATGTAATTTTCTTCCATGAATTAGAAGCAACACAAATGTACAAGTATGTACTATCGTATGCAATTTGGCCCTCAACTCCAGTAGCACTAGCAGAGCCCGGTACGCCTACAATTTCAGCAGGTTGCGAATCTAAAGTACAGCCGTTGTTTCCAATTACATACCATTTGGTATCAATGTATTGTAATGTACATGCATCACCAATACGATCAAATGTGATAGTTCCACTGCCACCGCCTGTTTTCCAACCTGCGTTAGCCACAGTAACAACCATGTCGTTAACAAACCCTTTCATGATCAATGTTTTAACTTGGCCTTCATTTCCAGCAGCCAATGTTGATGATTCTAGTGCTTCTGTTGTAAAATAACTAACTGCTGTGTCTAATCTAATAGCTGTTGAATTAACAACATCATCAGTACCGTTATAACTTAATGTCAATGCTGACCAATTAGTACCGTCATTTACCAGTGTAAATCCGGCATAATTACCAGCAACAAAAATACTTCCAGTCTTTCCGTTAATTTCAACTGCGGGGTTGCCCGGATCAATCTCAATGTTGTTAGTGTTAGCATTTCCACTATCAATAACTGTAATAGTTGTACCAACGCTTGGTTCAACTGGCAATGTAATAACAATAGCACCGTCAGTGGTGTCAGCAATGATATTTTGACTACCTCTTGGAGAATAGTCTTTAACAATTTTAACAGGACTGTTGCCAACTCTGATTGGCCATGCCTTACCTGTTAAACTAGGATCAGGAACAGTATCCGGAGCATACATATACAACGGTGACGGAGTAGAATCGCTTACTGCAATTTCAATATATGAGCCAGTTAATCCGGCAGTACCAACAATGTATACACCGTTAGGCTCACCGGTAAATGGGGTAATTGAACCACCTGGTACATCGTTATCAGGTGTAGTTGAAAAACGCAATGGTAATCCAGCGTTGCTAGTATCTGATAGATCAAATCGATATTTCTTACCAACTTGGAACTGTAGGTATGCCTGGTCGATTGGGATGCCATTAAAGTTAAACGGATCAGGGGCACCTATTGCGTTAGGAATAGTTACTACGTAGGTAGTTAGATCGGTTTGATTGCTCCATAAATCATCGCCTGAATTATATCGTAACGTATCACCTTGTCTTGGAGTAACAACTTCTACGTTTGTAATAGATCCAATGTCAGCAATAGTAGTGTTTGATTCTGGTAATACTGATCCAGCAGTACCAGCTACTACTCGACCGGTAATAATAACATCACCACCAACATATAAATTCTTACCAACACCCACACCGCCGTTTACTGTAACCGCACCGGTATCGATGGTATTTGATTCGGTTGAGTCACCAACAGTTAATCTGCTAACAGACAGTGCTGAAAAACTACTTCCAGATGCGTCAAGATTGCCAATGTAACTTACGTAAACTTTTGTTGTTGAATTTCCAGTTGATGTCCATGCTTCAACAACTTGATCTGATCCATTAGGATTTAATAAAATTGGTAATGAAATTTCTGAGTCTGGAATTAAAATTCCAGTATTTTCTGTAATTAAGTTTACTTCTTTCCACGGCTTAACAGTTCCGCTACCTGTTCCTTTTGCACCTGCTGTAAATACAACACCGGTAGTCATACCGGTCATTGAGGTTGAGTTAGCAGTTTGAGTAGTATCAACAGTATATGTACCTGTGCCGCCTGTTCCTGTTAGTGTTGGATTTTCTGTTCGAGTATATTGGATCTTTGTTCCGGCAGTAATGCCGTTACCGCTAAGGTATGTACCAACTGTTACAGTTCCGCTAGTCACACTTGATACAGTTAATGTGTTTCCAGTAATACTACCGATTAATCTAACAGTTGGGTCAGCACCCATAATAACAAAGTTAGTAGTGTTTACTTGGTCAACAGTATATCTGCCACCAATGTCGACATCATTACCAACTCCGATTGCAGAACCGTTACTCTTAAAGTGAACACGTACACTGGCATAATTTCCACTGTCCGGCCAGTTGGTAAATGTAAGTGTTGAATCTGTAGTTACTGTGCAATACTGTAAATTACCGCTTAAGATATCAATATTAGCAGACACGCCTACCGTTTGTGAAAACGCTGTTCCGTGAAAGTTAAGATAATTACCATTAGAAATACGTGACCCACCAAGATCGTTAGATAAGACATCACCGGTGAGTGCTGCCTTTAATACAACTTTACTTTGCAAATCAGTAAGTTCTGTTTTTGCTCGTGTAAAATTTTCTTTAATTGCGGCAAAATTATCACGAAAACCTTGGCTATCGTTGTCTTGGCCAGCGACCGGATATCCGGCGTTGATGTTACTGTTGTCTATTTGACTGCTCATATTGTTATCCTATCGTTTCTAAATACAAGGTATTTATCTGCTGTTAGACCCTCTACAGAATCTATTATGTAGCGATCAGCAGTATAATCTAATGTATTAAAGCTAAATGTGCTTGTTTTTACGTAATTTTTTATGTTTAACAAGATATCGTCAGCCGCCCCGGGCTTGCAGTAGCATAGCGGAACGGCCAATTGGAAGTCAAGTTCTTGCTTCTCCCCAGGTTGAATGCTACGCATCCATAGTGGGAGATAGTTGCGCTCTTCTGAAAAAGAGTCAATTATATTTCCTTGTGCATCAGTATCTGTCCAATTTCTTAATCGGTCACGCCAGTTGCTAATACTGCTTGGAAAATACTCATTAATGTTTGGGTTTGAAACTTCATACCCCTGGCTATCAACGGTAATAATTTGATCCGGTCTATCTAATGTAGGAGCATCAGTAGTTAAGTCGCCTAATTTAATACTCCATATAGAATTACTTTTATCTACAGTAATATCGTTAGGTTGTAAACTTAAATTTGTTAGTTTGTTCGGTAATCGCTGTCCATTAGGTTCTAACGGGTCAAGCATTTCAACATACAATACTTCGTACACTGGAATTTTAGTTCCTGTTTTAAATGCAGTTGCTTTCTTTACACCACCGAACTGAAAACGCTTGCGTTTATGATTTAAGCCTATTGCACTGATGTATGTTGCGGCTTCTTTTGTTTCAATACCTGCGTACACCAGCATAGACAAACTTGTTTGGATTCCAAAGTTAGGATCGTTTGGTCTATAAATGCTTGATGGTGTAAAGACTGTAGTGTTATCAATAAATGATTGCCACACAGATCTTTGTTCTATCTTTAGGAATGGTTGAACTCTAATGTTAGAATATACTAGTTGATTGGGAGTATCGATGCTAATAGTAAATGTTTTGCTAGTGGCACTGTAGTTATATTGATCTCTTACTTCAACAGTAAACGTATATGATTCGTCAACTGATGTTGTACCACCGTCGAATGTAGTTATATTATCAGCAAAATCAAACGTAGTTAATCCAGGAATAATTACTGTAGTACCTACAACTACTGCGTATTGGCTAACTTTGCCAACTATTTCACCATTAAGATCTAACGATAATCCTGGAGGCAAACGTCCGCCAGTTAGTGTGTATAATAAAGTTGCTTCCGGTATATTACTAATTGCCTTAACACTTAAATCAGAAATAAAATTAGCGTTAATAGATCCTAAATTTGCTGGACTATCCCATGTAATAACACTGTCAATTTCACCTAGTAAATCTACTGTAAATATCTTAGGGGAACTTGATCGTTCTCCCTTATCACTTAATCGTGTAGCAGATACTGTAAATCTATAATTCTTTGTTACTGCTGGCTGATACGGAATGCGTCCAAATACTTCCGCATTATTTTCGTCAAACTCCATGCCTGGGGGAAGTTGACTAAGTGTTCCGATTAGAATTGAAAGTCCGTCAGCCACATTAATATCTAGTGCATAGTACAATGTTAATCTGTATTCATTGTTGCCTAATGACTGCACAGCATCGACTCTATTAATCAGTTGTGATCCTAGTATTGTTAAAAACTGTCCCACAGTTGGCGCTGGGGTTGTTAGGGTTGTAGTTAGATAATAACTGCCTGCAACGTTATCATTCTCGGAAATGCGTCTAGTTGTAGCTTGGCAATCAGCATTAACTTGTTCTAGTGCATAAATTATATTTTCTGTATCATACGTATCTAGTATAAGTGTGAGATAATTGTTTGCTCTATACAGTCCTAAATAACTTGGAGTAAGCCATACAGGCGCTCTCATATAGGTTACGTCAGCAGTAAACAAACTGTTGCCGTCTAACCATGTGGTATTATCAGCACGGAAAAAGTCGTCACCTACTACAAATATTTTAAATTTGCGTTTTTTAAAGCTGTCACCGTCAGTTACTGTTATTGTAAACTCGTAAGTTCGATTTAATTTTTTAGGCTTAGTACTTTGTAAAGCAAAGTCAAAGAACACACTGTCGTAAATATAGCTGTCATAACCGTTGCTGGGAATAAATGCAAAGTCAAATGCAACTGCATCATAATAACTGTTGTCATATGTGCCATCGCCGTCACCTGGTTTAATAGAAAGAATAGGCTGTAAAAATCCCACAATACGGCCTTCGTCAGTTAATACCAATCCCGGAGGCAATGATCCATCATCTCTTGCAATAAAATAACTTAACTTTTGTCCAACGGAGGTGTCACTATCAAGTGCTTCGATTTGGTAATCAACATAGGTGCTATCAATTACAAACAATTCGTTTGGATCACCTAGATTTAGCAATCCTGATGGCGTAACAAATTCTGGTTCGTCTGCGCCGTCAATGGTCATAACGAATGTACGGTCAGCAATTTGTCCATCTTTACTGGCTCTGATGCAGAATGTAAAATCTGTTAATCTAGGAACTTCAAATGGACTGCCGATAATAGATGCTTGATCTAGTCTTAGTCCTGGTGGTAACTTACCTGAAATTATAGTGTATGTAACTAAAAATTCTATGTTAAGAATAACTGTAGCATTATTGCTACCAGCAAGTATTGTAATTATATCACCG